CCAGAACCTCCAGCCATACCGCCAGTAGAGCCAGAACCAGCTAACATCGAGTTAAACATTGCGTCATTTTGCAAGCTGATTTTGATTTGCTCAATATCTTCACCTAACTCTTGACCCTGTTGATCTAAAACGACTACCTTGTGATCATCTGTAACACTTATTCGTTGACTCTTTAGAAGTACATCGGCTGCTGCTCTGTGCTTGTCTTGAAACAAAGGCGCGAGCTTGCTAGATAATTCAGTTTTAGCAGCGTCAGTAATTTGCGCTTTTAAAGCAGCATTTTGTTCGGCAAGGTCCGCGCTGCTGCTTTTCATCTGCTGATATTTGCCATCAAGATCATTATAAGCGCTTGCAGCCTGCTCCGCTTTAACTTCGATAAGCTTCTCAAACTCCTTGTTCTTTTCAAGGACCTCGGCCTTTTCTGCTAGCATCTGCTTTTTTTCAGCTTCTAGAGCTTCAGCTTTTGCTTTCTCTTGGGCGTCTCGCTCCGCTATCTGTTCCTCTAGCTCTTTTGCTTTTTTAAGAGCCTCATGCTTACCTTGGGCCTCTTGTTTTGCATTAGCTAATAAAACAGCATAATCCTTATGTACAAATTGAGTGTTATCACCGCTTTTGTGCTCAACTAAATGTTCTCGCATCTCTTCTGGTGCACTTTCTAAACTGTCAAATTTAATGTTCATATGTTTTCCTTTTAATGTCACAGACATTTTCGCTAAATCAAACAATTACAAATTGCAATCAATAGCTAATACACAACCAGAATAATTACAAATTATCCTGTTGCACTAATGGGCGATAATTCGCCGATCACATCTAGGGAATCTTTTGGTAAAATACCCCCATCAATGTAAATTTGTATCGCCTGCTCTTTACTGATCAGGCCCATAGTAACGTCATCCCGAACCGCCTTTCTTTCTTCTGGGCTCAGTTTGACGTTGCTAAAATCTTTACTTATGGTTACTTGCGTCTCCTGCTCATCACCTTCGAACATGGACGCCCAATATAAAATTTTTTCAAAACAGTATTCAATTTCACTAGCTGCATTAATTAACATTGCGGTCTCTTTTTGTTTTATATTGTTTGACTCTGTAGCAGTTTGATTTTTGTTTTTTTGGAAGTCGAATCTGGCCCCGAGCGCTTTTGCTTCCTCTTGGTTTCTGTCCATTTTTTCAAACAAGGGCTGGCCAGATCCGGCCATTTGCACAATGTCAACAGTGACATCGTTAGGCAGGTTGTTTGATGCGCCGAACGCTATGTTTCTTCGGCCTTCGTTTAGTTGAACAAATAGCTCATCATCATTAATCTTCCACCCCTTGGTGAACACACCCGGTACGCCCGTTATTTTTAGCGACCTATTGAGGTCAGCACTTGTCCTCATCCTTGCAATTGCCTTTTTAGCTATAGGGTAAATAGGCCCCATTTTGCGTGGTATGAATCCGGGCTCTGTTTCTTCATCCATTAAAAAAACAAATGGTATTTCAGTTAATTTGTTGCGGTTTGCTTCGGGGTAAATTATCTCTGTTGTATTTTTGTTTTCAGCGTTTTGGTAATCTTTCTTTTGATAGTAATACCCATCATCATCAAGCGCTAAAGTTAGATAATTTGTTGCTGTTGATAGCGTGTTGTTTTCGCCTCTAACCTCTACCGTCTCAGATAATTTTAGATAAGAAAGTTTTTTAACTCCGCCAACATTTATAAAACCCCAATCGCGTATAGACTCTCTCTTGTAGGATTTTATACTTACCTGTATACCCAAATCTCTTTGCTCGGACCTTGTTAAAGTATTTGTCTGTATATCAGGCAAGCCCATCCCGTACTCAACTAGTAAGCCGTGATATTTTGTTTGAAAAACATTGCTAGCGGCCATGCTCATCAAGGCGGTAAGGCTGGTGCCATCACCGTCCGCATTATTCTCCAAATAATCAATAACCGGGGGTAGTTCGAACTCGCATTTTGATAGATTTAAAAGCCCAACCCACGCCGATACAGTTGGACTAACAAAATCGTCATACTCTGCACCTTCAAGGTAGGAATTGTATTCGGCTATAGCTTGAGCTGTCCTTGCCTTCCCGTCTATGTACCTTGGATCTGGTATGTATATTTTCCTGTTGACGCTCCTTTTTAGCTCGCTTTCGCCAGACATACACTCACGCACTAGCAAAAGATCGTCTTTTGCAGTGTTGTAATCTGGGTGATTTAATGTGTTATCAACAGTTGTCATGAAAATTCACAGTTAAAATATTACCGCAATTATAACACTGGTCGGACCAGTTGCAAATTTTTTTTGTGTTATAGTTGTCAAAAGAAACAAATTTGAGCTTGCAAAATGATCAGTGTTGATGAATACATAAAGCTAAAAAAAGGGAAATACCTTACCGACAAAGACATAGTACAAATATCTGTTTATATATCTCGGCATATTGAGCAGCTAACTAAAAACGAAAAATCCATTAAACAAACAAACATTGTTGAGAGTTATCTATTGGACCAACCTAGCGCCTTGGCTAGTGTAGATGGTGAATTCTCTTACTCTGTAGCTCTTTATGTTGCAAGGTCTAAACAAAAAGACAAGGCAATAATTCAAGCCATAAAAGCAGCGCGAGACGCTTTAATTGTAAGCTGCTTTCATGGGCATTCTGATAAATTAAGCAATGAAGTACAATTTTACATAAGCAGCCTAAAAGATGACACAAGACCAAATTAAAAAACTAAAATCCAGTAATTTCATATCGTATTTTATTAAGAGCGATAGTGCGATAATGTCGGTTTATTTTGATGGTGTTAATTCTGAAATTAAGCTTTCAATGCCGACAAAAACAGACCCTATTGAATATTCAACCGCAACGAGTGTATATATCGGTAATGAGATACCACAAACAATAGACGCTCTTATTAACGATCCATTTAATCTAGATTACATCATAATGTCTAGCACTAAATCCCGGCGCGGTCAAAAGCGCGCGCGTTAAGCGTTCTTAACTCTGCTATTGTTAACGGGCGACCCTGAAGATCTGAAAATTTACTTAGGGATAGTTTACCATCTAAAAAAAGCTTGGCTCCCGTCTTTCCTAGAGTAGCCTCAACAAACCACCTAGGCTGGCGTTTTAAAAATGTGTCGAATATAGTGTTTGCTGGTATTTGCCCCGGTTTGAATATATTGTCATCGATTCGACCTCGGCGGCTTGGTTTTTTGCCAGTTCTATCCCTTCTTTTTTCAAATGCCTCTCTTGCGGCTTTGCCAGATTGACCGCCTACGCTCGACCTTGTTCCGCCTAGATTTTTCTGGCCTTTAACTAGAAATTGTATAACGGTCCTGCAATTGTAGTGGTATGGAGGATAGCCTACAGGTGATTCACCAATAGGCCAACCTCGCAAGCCGTACTTAGAACCAATGCCAACACAAATACGGCTAATATTACTATCAAATGTAACAACTGGTACTTCACGTTCTACGATGTTTTTGTTATCTAGAGCCATTGCTATGTTGGCTTGGTTTGCGTAGTGATTAATCCCAGTCCTAGACAATGCCTCGGCTTGATTTGTTAATAGGCCATCGGTTGCCTTTTTCAGTTCTTTTATTATCTGGGCAATAGTTAATCCGTCGCTAAAGCCGCTTTTTATAATGTTGTTGTATGTATTAACATTGCTGTCAATTTGAGCCTGAACAAACTCGGCCCACACGCCCGCTTTTTTTGTAGGACCGCTTAAGCTCATCAGTGATCTATTGATGTAGTTGATAATTTTTTGCTCTGCGGGGATTTTTAAATTTACATTGGCAGTTTCATTAATAATCGCGGCTGTGAATGCTGCGGCTGTAATTCCTGATTGTTCAAACTGCTCTGTTACGTCAGACCATGGCTGAGCGGTAGCAGATTTAACTTCTCTACGGATGGCGGCGGATATCTTGTTGAGGTCAGAAAAGTTTATCTCATCGTATTCAGCAAGTATTAGCCGCGCCGCCTTATAGGCTTCATTTAGTGACGGGTATACTGTAGTTTTTAATAACTGAGTAGCTACACGCTGCAAGTTAATGATCTGCTGAGACGCTAAATCGTTGTAATCGGTTGCCAAATTTAACTCCCATCATCAAAATAGAGTAATTATTATACCCGGTTAGCAAATTAACTAACCACTTGTCAAATCAACAACAGCCCTAGATAGCACAGAGATAAGGTGATCCTTGTTGCCGTCGTAAATAGCCCCGTTTGCCAAGCGCCGTAAATCACTAACACGCATAACATTGATCGAGCCGTTATTGTATACAGTTATTGCGGGCTGTCTGTCAGCTATATTTGCTGTATTGCTGTGATTTTTAGTCATGGCTAATTCTAACATTTCAAGATAATACTGACAACTAACCTACGATTAAGGCCGTTAGGTAGATTTGCAAGTCAGAGGAAATTAATTAAGCACGGTATAGGCGCCTTATTATTTTAACAATAAGTATTGACATATTAACCCCTTGTTTATTATTATAGAAAAAACACAATTAATTAAGGCAAGATAAAAGATGAACATAAGCCAATTTATCAACATTAAAGCACCTGCGCAACTTAGAGCGTTAGAGTTTAACAAAAACCCTGAGTATTATATTTTTTACGCCGCTGACAGACTTTTAGATGAGCTTGGCGAGCACTTGAAGCTAGAAAAAAATGCGGCTCTACTTGGTGATTTAGGTGGGGTTTGTGTTGATAGCGACCTAATAAACTGCCTTGTTCATAAGCGAAATGAACCTGCTGGCTATAAACAATTAATTCTGGATTTTCTTAATAAGTATCTTGAGTGTGACGGCTTTTCAGATGTGCCAACTCTTTCGATTATTGATGTTGATGTGATTATTAAGGTATGCGGGGACTGGGTCGGTTCTGAGGAATCAAATTCAACAGCTTATGTCGGTCTGTTTAAGGCGCCTTTGCTTGAAAAAGCAAGTCAAAACTTCATTGACGCACATGAATTCCTTATCAAAGACCCGCACTATAATGATAATGAATTGAATTGCGCCGGGCCTAGTTCGCTGATAAAAGCGTCCGATTATCTTTGTGTTGGTTGTTACTATAAAGGCTGCGAATTAGAAGGTTAAACATGATGAACAAAAGCGAAATTATAGGATTTGATATGAATAGAATAGATAAAGTGCTAAAAGAAATTGATGACTTTAGTTTTTCAGAGTTGCCAGATACGAAATTAGTTGGCGCTGTTGAAATGTACTTTAATTTATCTAAAGCGGGTAAGGAATTTGTTAAATTTCATGACCTGAAAAAAGAAGGGATTGACTGGCAGGCAAGCAGGTTTTGTTCACTTAAGTACTATATTGAAAGAGATCTATGTTTCGAAAGTGGAACCCAGATTCGGAAAATGCTTGGCAAGCCGATAAGCCTAATAAATAACCTTTTAACTGCATGCGCAATTAACTTTAATGAGAAACATAAAGGGTCAAGTGAGCAAGAGTTATTTGAGACTGTTGATTTTTCCTATGATATCGATTTAGATGTCGAATCTAATGATAATCTGCGCCTAAGTGACCGCACTAAGATCACAAACGAAAAATCAAGCTGCAACGATTTTCTTGATTTTGAAATGCTCGGCAAAGGGACTTTCAATTTTAAGCTTGAGCCGTTTTTATTTTTCATGGTGACAACTGGGTTTAGGGTTTCAGAATCAGGTCGCTACAAAGTAAAAGGGAAGGCGGTTTATATAGATGGCGAGCCTTATTATTATGACGTTGAGGTGACGTGTTTATCATGAGTTTAGAAAATAAAGTACTAGAAGTTTTAGCGAAAGCGACCGCTTGCGGTGGCGCAACAGCTAGGCACATCGCCTTGCGCATAAACCAAACATATGAGGTTAATTGCACGCTGAGCGATGTAAAACAACAATTGCAAGAACTTAGAATCTCTGGAAAAGTAAAATATACTGACAACTGGGAATTGACCAGAAGGGTGAAAAGATGAACACAAAACCTTACGGCGCTACACACACTTACAACGGGCATTATGCAAAAATAGAAATGAACAAAAAAGTTTTCTTGTACCGCGTTAATAATTGGTTTTATGAAATGGGACTAAAAACGACCGTGCTTAAGCCTATAGATGATGGCGACAATAAAGAGGTCAGCAAAAATGTTTGATTTTAATCATGAGCAAGCAGAGCTTTTAAACATCGCAAAGGCTGAAGGCTCCGTTTATCTATCGTTTAACTCCGAACACATGTCTTTAGTTACCAACGGTTTTTTAAAGACCAAAAACAGAACTTGCGAGCTGGGCGCTAATTACTCACTGACAAACATGGGTAAGCTCGCGGTAGAAGGCGACGAAAACAAAATAAAACTCTTTTGCTACATTGTGAAAAAATCAAATGAAGCCATGACGGCTAGCGTTGAGCTTTTTGACTTGAAAAGTAGTCAAATTGACAATTTAGCTAAGCGGGGCGATTACTGCCAAGTTTTGAAGGGAGATATTGTTTGCGGCTGCGGAATTGACGAAGAGCTCAGCGTTAAATTGCTCCACAAGTTGAACAAGGCGAATTTAATTAATAGTCACGTTGAATATGAAACAATATCGTATTGGCCTAAGGATTTTAGACTGATATCAAGGGAACTGAGCTTCTTTAAATAGAGCTTGGTTTTGATAAAATAAGTATTGACGATAAGGTCGAATTGAGCGACAATGCAACTACTAAAATGAAAGCAGGAAATTAGAAATGACTAAAACTAAAATATTCAAAACCTACAAAGAATTCCAAAGCCGAGAAGACAAATCGGTGAATGGCGTTAGCCCTGAATTTGCAGAAAAACA